CCCGTTCCGGCGGTCCCCGTCGCCACGGCAATCTGTACGCCCGCTGGCAGCACTTCGCCCCCACCGAAGCCGTAGTAATTGAGGCTGACAGGAATTTCATTCCCGCAAAGCCCCTTATGACGCGCGGTCAGCGTGACAACACCAGCCGAAGATGAAGCTGTAAACGGCAGAGTCGGAACGGCATTGATGGCATCTTTGATACTGCTGGCAATCGTCGTGACGTTATCGCCGTTGGTCACCGGAGCCTGCACGCGGGTACGTCCCACATAGACATTCACCGTGCCGCTTTCGGTTGCTTCCCCGGTCACCGTCAGCGTAACCGTTGCCGCCGCGCCTGTGGCTTCCGGAACGGCAATCACATACAGCTCACCAAACGGGTCGGTCTGGCGATAAGCCTCGACCATACGCGCCAGCTGACTTCCCGTACCACAAATCTGGCGTGCATAGTCTGCCGACGGCATCAGTACCAGACTGTTGGCAACAATCTCTGCACCGTTATTGGCATGACCAATCAGCAGCGATGCTCCGCTGTCCTGTGCAGTATTCGCCGCCTGATTATCCATTTCCGCATAAAACAGCGGAACCAGCGTATTCGACGGAATGGTGTTAAAGCTTATCGTCATCGGTGTTCACCTTTTTATTCACGCGCCGGATATCACCCGCTACTTCACGGCGCAGCCAGTAGTTGTTCTCGTCAACATTTCGCCCTTCGGCGGGCAAAAGGTCGCCGCGGGCAGGGTCAGGAACTGACCGCCCTTTAACAGGTTTGACAAACATGAGGATCCTCAGGAAGGAAGGGTTATTTCGGTGTGATGTTCGATATCGCCGTCAGGCCCGTTACCGGGCTCGAGATAATCAACATCAATCGCCAGCGTTTGCAGTTCATCCAGACTGTTCAGATCATCCTGCTGGCGGGTATCGTCTTCAGTCAGCTCGCTGATGACCGAAAAATCGAACTGATAAATCAGCTCATGACGATTCAGATCCAGCAGCGTGCCGCCGTCATAGGTAATCGGGTTACCGCACGCTTCCGGGTTCCAGCCCAGCAGGGCCTTAAAGAGCATCTGCCGGACATCGTCCACCACATCATACGAGGCAAACTGACCGCGCTCATCACGCCCGTTACTCAGTATGACAACCACGGAGAAGCCCTCTTTCAGCTCCTGCCAGTAGTCGGTCTGGCTTTTGTTTTCTCCCGGAGAGTCATCACCCGGTACCACATACGCCGCCGGGAGTCTCAGCTTTCCGACCTCCGGCAGATTTTTGAACTGTGCCGCGCCTGCCACCCGGTTTTCAAAATACGGGCAGCGGGCACGCAGCGCAGCAATAACAGGCGTCAGTTTCATCTGTGTCGTCGCTCCGGCTTCAGTGATTTACGCAATTCCCGCGCCAGAAAATAGCGTGTCCAGCTGCGGTTCTTTTCAAGAGTTTCCACCATGAAGTTATTACGTGGAGCCAGTCGCCAGCCGCTGCCACCGGATGCACCACGATGATGACTACGACGACGTTTTGCTCCTCCCCGGACACCAAAAAACAGAAATGCCGGATAGAAGTCACCAGAGATCATCCGGTTCCCCTTCCCGTTGCGCTGGTTAGGGGCAATGCGTGTCATAAAACCGGCTCGCTTTTTACTGGCTCTCGGCACCATATAACCAATCGAACGAGCCAGGCGTCCGGTCTGATAACCGGGGTTTTCACCTGGTGCCGACCGCGCACGGCGCATCACCAGCCGACGGGCATCACGCATATGACGCTGCCCAATCGTGACAAACGCCCGCCGGACACGGGCGCGGTTAAAGCGCATCTCGGCGGGCTGCTGAACATCAACGTGAAAAAAGGGAGTCGCCATTGCTGCCTCCGTGACTCTGCCTACATTCGCCCAGCTCCGTACACTCCAGCAGCAGAAAGCGCCGCGCCCCGTTCAGATCACGCTGACGTTTCACCCGGTACACACTGTCATCACAGACCACCTCATAATCAGCAGTGATCCCCCGGCGGTAACGAATGGTGATGTAATGGGTGATGGCGTCCCCGGTCTGCGCGGTTTCCTGCCAGGTGGTGGCACTGGTCTGGATAACCTTCGCCCATGTCCGGAACGTAACCGGGTATTGAGGCTCCACGCCAAAGTTATCCGCGGGCATATCCACCCGCTGGCGGATCAGGACGCGTTTATTCAGTTCACCGGGGTCCGGCAGAATGTAGGTTGCGCTGGTCTGCGCCTGACGAATTTTCATTGCGGAAAGTACCTGTACGGGCCGACAAGCCAGCCAAAACTCTGCGGCATGTCGAGTTTCTCCACTTCCGTAACCGACGAGCGGTTTTCGTAAAAATGGCTGATAAGCATCAGCATCCCCAGACGAATATCATCCGGCAGGTGCAGCCCGTCCGGATCGCTGTCCGGAATGGTTTCATCCGGTGCATAGAGCTTCCGGTTCAGATACGTTTCCGTCCGCTTTTGTGCCGCACAGGCCAGCAGTTGCAGATGGCGGTCATCAGCATCGAAATCCTCATCCAGCCGGAGTTGGGCTTTAATCTCTTCCATTGTCAGAAGCATACTCAGCCCTCTTTACTGGTCGTGGCTTTTTTCTCTTTTGCCGCTTTACTGCTTTTTGCACTGATTCCGCGCTCTGCTAACCCGGCCTGAAGTGCAATCTCCTGCACCCGGGCAGGAAGTGCCCCGTCGTCATACTCACCGGCCCGAATGACCTCAACACGCATACCGTCCGGTGACCATTTCAGATCTTGTTTCAGGATCATGATTCTTCACCCGTCAGAACAGGGGGCGCGGTTCCGCGCCCTTGAGTGATTACGCCGCTGCAATCTTCAGCAGTTTGATGGCCTGCGAATCGACCAGCATCCCGCCGGTGCGCTTGGTGGTATAAAAACCGACAAACGGTTTATTGGTGTACGGGTCACGCAGAATGCGGGTGCCGATACGGTCAACGATGGTGTAACCCCGTTTGAAGTTACCAAATGCAATGGCTTTCGCATCAGCGGCGATATCCGGCATCTGTTCGTTTTCAGCGATACCGTAACCCGCCAGAGAGGACGGCTGCCCCAGTTCCAGCCCCGGACGCCACAGATAGTTACCCTCGCTGTCTTTAAGCAGACGGATGGCAAACAGGCTGTTGTTGTTCATCATGAACTTCGCGCCAGTGCGGTGTGCCTTACGCAGCGTGTAAATCAGTTTGATAATGGCGTCTGCGGTCACCGCGGTCGCTTCGCCGGATACAATATGCTGAAGTTTGCCGAACGCCCGGACCTTGTCGGTTTCATCAGTGGATTCATACGCCAGGAACCCTTTCGGCTTCTTGGTGCCATCGCCTGAGGTAAAGGCAATTTCTTCCTGTTCGGCAAATTCGGTTGCCAGCTCGCTGTTGATCCAGGCCTCCACGTTGAAGAAGGCATCGTCCAGCATTTTCTGGGTAGCCTGCGGGTTGCCGTAAATTTCCCCCATGAGAGGTTCAATCAGCTCCAGTCTGGAGGTGGCAGTCTGGGATCGCGTATCCGTTTCCCCCACCCATCCGGAAGCCGTACCGCCCAGATTCGCCAGTTTTTTGTAGTCGGAACCGCCAACGGTGATCACCGTGGCTTCCTGACGCATCACCACTTCATCTTTCAGCAGGTTAAGAATGTTGCGATCCAGTTCTTCCGGCACGGCGTAGCCACCGTCTTCATCGGTACCCACCTGCAATGCCTTACGCTCCAGATCGCGCAGACCGTCTTCACGGCCTTTACGCAGGAAGCCCACAAACGCCTCTTTATGCTCGGTGGCCAGTTTATTTTGCGCTCCACCAGCCGGACGTTTCAGCTCAAGCAGCTCTTTTTCAAGGTCGCTTTTGAGATTTTCCAGCTCGCTGAGTTTCCCGTTCAGGGTTTCCACCTGCCCGGCAAGCTTGCCTTTTTCCTGCTCAATCGCATCCACGCGCTTGTCGTTCTTTGCTTTGAAGTCGTCAAACTTCTGCTGCAGCTCCTGCGCGACCTGTTCGACATCTTTAATATCAACCGCCATCGTATTTCTCCTGATTAGAAGTTCAGATTTTTCAGTGCATTCAGTGCAGAGCCCACATCCTCAGCGTCGCGCAGGGACAGTGCGCTATAGCCCCCGGCCATGAATGCTTTGGCCTGGGTGCGGGAGAGTCCGACATCACGCAGGACTCTTTCGATTTTTTTCTGTTCGGGGATTTCCCCGCGGGCCAGTGCGTTCTTGACGTCGCTGATCCGCGCCTCGTCGTTAGACGGGAACGTCACCAGGCTGACTTCCCAGAGGTCGATTTCTTTCAGCAGAAAGGCTTCTTTGCTCCGGTCGTATTCCCAGTCTTTCAGGACGTACCCAATAGAAAGGCCGGTTAACGAACCGGCCTTCATGTGTGCATGTGCGCGTTTTGCGAGGGGATCATCATCAATAAGCAACCGTCCCCTGACGTAAAGCCCGACATCGTCTTCCTTCATTTCGGTGTAAACACCGATGGGTTCATCCATGCGGTGCTGCCAGAGCAGCGCAGGTAACGCTTTTCTGTCACTCCACGCCCGCAGGGAAGCAGCAAATGCCCCGGACATCACCACATCATCGTGGCTGTCCTTTACACCAAAGACGGAGCCATACCCTTCAAACTCACCGGAGTCACTGACAGATTTCAGACTCAGCGGTACATCAAGACGTTGTTTCGTCTGCATTGGCGTTATCCTTCTGCTTACCGGCTTTACTGCCATCGGAGGGTTTCGTGGTCATGTTCATCGGTGTGAGATAGACATCACCACCGGGACGCGGATTCATATCTTCCAGGTCGCGGCAGTCATTGGGAGAGTAAATTCCCCAGTTGATCCCGGTGGCGTAGGCTTCAAAACGGGACTTCATATCCCCGCGCAGTAACGCCCCGGCGTTAAATTTGGCGTAATAAACGCCCTGCTTACTTTTTCGTACCAGTCCGGTGTTGATCCGCTGTTCGATGCGGGTCAGATACGGCACCAGTGAATAGTTGATAAATCCCAGCCCCAGCTCTTCGATATTGTTGAAGGTGGCGCGATCGGTGTTCTGCACCATGTGCAACGGCACCCGGAACAGACGACAGATTTCTTCAAGCTGAAACTTGCGGGTTTCCAGGAACTGGCTGTCCTCGGCGTTCAGCGCCATCGACTTCCAGTCCAGCCCCATCTCAAGGATCATCGGGCGGTGAGCATTGCCAAGCCCGGTGTGACGCTCCTCAAAATCTTTCTTCAGGCGCTCATAAGCCTGATCTGACAGCGTCTGCTCTGTACGCAACACACCCGACGTCACCGCGCCATTGCTGAACAGTCTGGCCCCGTGCTCTTCGGTCGCAGCTGCCAGCGATATTGCCTCGCGGGCATAGGCGATGGGATTCAGCCCCACCAGTCCGTCCAGCGTCAGCGTGCGCACATGCCAGATATCCTCCTGGCTCAGTACATCCGTGGAGCCATCCGGGAATGTGACCTGATAGATCGGCTCCCAGCTACTGTTAAGCTTCGGTACCACACAGCCGGGATCGACGGGCAGCAGTTCAGCCACTTCGCCAAATGCTTTCACTTTGTAGGCGTAAAAGTTTCCCCGCAGGCACAGACAGGTGACCACCAGCTCCCAGAACTCCTGCGGCGTCATATAGCCATTGGGATGCGTGGAGATCAGTTTATGCAGACGTTCGCCGGTGGCTCTCTGTTTCAGGCTGCCGTTCAGGTGATACAGGTTGCAGGGCAACATCCCGACCGACTCCGCCAGCACCCTGACGCAGGAAAAAACCGCCGTCAGTCGCATGGCCCGCTGGCTGCTGATCTGCTTTCCGGTATAGGTGTCATATGACAGCCCGATAGCATCCGCCAGCTCTGCTGGCGTGGTCACCGGTGCGTCACTTTTTCGTTGAAATAATCCCGAAAAGAACACTATTTACCTCCGCCGACAGACGGCTGTGTACGGTCGAGATATCGCGCCACCAGCCACGACCAGAACAGGCACAGCGCCCCGGCAACAACAAACCCCGCCGGGGGATAAATCAGCCAGGCACCATACGCCAGCAAAAGCGCACCCAGCACGCCCACCAGAGGCGCGAGAATCAGCATGATCATAATTACCTCAGTTAAAGCGAGCGGATCCCATAGGATTCAATGTGGTCAGACAGCGTGTCTTCTTTCTCGTACAGCATGGCTCTGCCAACCGCCATAATCAGCGCAACTGCACCATCGATTTTGTTTTCCGCCTGCTCTTTGACGGGCTTCACCACATCATCGTTACCCGGAATGGTTTTGCCGACCACGTTGCCGATACACCAGGTCATGATGGGATTGCCATCATGATGAAAGCGCCCCGATTCAATTGCCGCTTCCAGCTCTTTCATCGGGTCGGACATGTTGGTGTAGTTCTGAATGATGGTGACGGGGTTCAGGTCTTCATCAGCAAGGTCATGTGAGAGCCCGGTCGCCCCGAAGGGGTCGATGGGTGACTCGCTGACCGGGCTGATTTTGTTCGCCGCTTTGGCCTCTTCGAGGATGTAGCGATAATCCACCTCTGCACCATCGGTAACGGTCAGGACGCCCATTTCCACCCATTTCTGAAAGCGTTCGGCTGTCCGTCGATCTTCATTTTTCTCGACGCTGTACACCGTGTCATACGGTACCCAGAAACGCGGGGCCACACTGTAGTAATGCGTTTTACCGTCAATCTCGCGGGTATAAAGTCGCGCCATGCTGTTCATATCCAGCTTACGCGCCAGGTCAAAGGCCAGAATGCACGGCTGCCCCTCGAACTGCTCAAGGGTCAGTGATTTATCCTCGCAGCTCTGCCAGCTTACCAGGTTGAAATACGCCGAACGCGCCGACACCCAGATATTGAGGTGTTTTGTTTTAAAGACGTTTGCCAGACGGGCGTTATTTTTCGCACGCTGCTGCTGACTTAACAAAAATTCGCGATAAACCGACACGCCAATATTTGGATTGGCTTTTTCCAGCACCTGCGGGTCGGTCCAGTCGTCACCTTCATCAACGGTATAGATGATCCCGAACAGTTCATCGTTGGGTACCGAACCGTTGAGCATCTCGATGACTTCCCGCCGTTTGTCGTAGCACGGCCCCTCAATGTTGTACCCGGCGGTAGTGATAGCCCACATCAGTGGCTGACGTCGCGCCCCCATCCCGGTAAGCATCGTGGTGTAAAGCGCATCTGTGGCGTGCTCGTGATATTCATCCACCACCGCACAGTGGGGTGATGAACCATCACCAGGGTTACCGATCAGCGGTTCAAAACGCGCACCATCCTCCGGACGGTTCATGTTTGAGGCGTTAACCTCAATCCCGAACGCTTCCGTCAGCATGGGTGTGCGTTTACACATCAGTCGTGCCGGACGAAAGACTTCCCACGCCTGTTTCTCCGTCGTGGCACCGGAATACACTTCCGCGCCAAACTCGTTATCACAGGCAAAACAATACAGGGCAACACCGGCAGAGATTGCCGATTTGCCGTTCTTACGGGGGATTTCGGTATACACCTCCCGGAAGCGGCGCAATCGGGAGCCTTTATTGACCCAGCCAAACGCACAGCAGATCACAAATAGCTGCCACGGCTCCAGCGTGATGGGCATCCGTTTAAATGCCCACTCACCCTTGGTGTGCGGCAACAGCTGAATAAATTTGGCGGCCCGTTCAGCCAGGTCCTTGTCGAAGCGGTAACGAAACGACTTACTTTTTTCCGCCATCAGGTCATCAAGATGGCGCTGGCAGGCCTGAATCACAAACTGGCAGGCCACAATCTTTCCGCGCACGACATCACGGGCATACTGATTGGCAGCATTTACGTTGGGGTAAGATTTCCGGCTCATGATTCGATGATTTTCAGAAACGGGTTAGTGGCTTTCTTCTGCCCCGCCAGGCCAATCAGACGCTGGCGGCTGCTGGGGTCGAGTCCGAGCATTGCCCCCGTGCTGCTCATCTCGGACTCCTGTTCTTTCTTGGCGGTCAGCTCCGGATTTTTGACCATGCCGCCCATTGCACCGGTGATGGTGTTGCCCTGTCTGGCAATATTTTTCACGGCACGTCGCCAGAACTCATAGGCCACGCACCACCGCTCAAGCACTGCGAGGTCAGTCACGCACAGCAGGCCCTGACCGCAGAGTTCTTTGGTTGTCAGTTGCCACATGATCGTGGCGAGAGGAAGCTCTTCTTCAGCGAACCACTCCGGTGGCTCAACACCTTTGATGGGCGTAAAAACAGGTTCATCTTTGTTCAGGGCTCGCTTGCCGGGGTTTCCGGCCAGCGCCTTGCGCGCCGTTGGCTTAGGGCGACGCCCGGAACGCCCCGCCGTTCCAGCCATATGCGGCACTCCTGGTTAAATTTCATTTTTCGCGGGTATAAAAAAACGATGGGGCGGGCAGTCCGGAAGACGTCAGGTCACAGGGATTTGACCCGCCCCTCCCCTCTGGCAGTGGGAACTGGTTCTTACTTCAGCCGTTCACGGGCCGTCTTCGCCTTATGACACGGCCAGCACAAACTCTGCAGATTACTGTCGACATCAGTGCCGCCATGCGATTTAGGGATGATGTGGTCAACGGTCTTCGCCTCACGCACCACACCAGCACGCCGACATAACTGACACAGGCCTTTGTCACGCTTGAGCACACGTTCACGGATAACATCCCATTTCGAACCATAACCGCGCTGATGACGGGATTGTCCTGGCTTGTATTGCTTCCAGCCTTCGCTTTTGTGGCTTTCGCAGTAGCCTGACGGGTCAGTCGTGGTATTGCGGCAGCCGCGAACACGGCAGGCTTTTGGGGTTCGTGGGGGCATATGTACTCCAATGAAGAAACCAGCGAAATAGCTGCCTTCATTCGTAGCAAACCTTTTTCATCAACGCAGTAATGGATTCTTTGAAGAGTCGCGATCAATACAACTCACTAATGGAGAGACTTGTCTCACGCATGAGACAAATTTCCCGTTTGATTTAATGGACACTATAGAGGGACAGAATGCCTTCCTCACTCGAATCACATCAATTAAGGAGGTTCAACATGTTTCATTCCACAAGTCATCAGGCTGTAATTATGGCAGCATCAGTTTGTGCCACAGACCTTTTCCGCTTCACTTTGAGCCTGATTCATTTCTACCTGACCGGCTCGCCTCTATCTTTTTAATCCCCGCTTTATCCAAATTGCATTGCCAGAATGCCGACAACAGACTGACATTCAAATCCTGACTACCTCCAATAGTCTGACCGTACACCTATATAGTTTTAATTTTCATCAATCCATTTAACTATCGTTTAATTGTTGTCACATAGGATTCTGCCGTTTTTAACAATGCAGGATAATAAGATGAAAAAAATGTTGTTTTCTGCCGCTCTGGCAATGCTTATTACAGGATGTGCTCAACAGACGTTTACTGTTGGAAACAAACCGACAGCAGTAACACCAAAGGAAACCATCACCCATCATTTCTTCGTTTCGGGAATTGGACAGGAGAAAACTGTTGATGCAGCCAAAATTTGTGGCGGCGAAGAAAATGTTGTTAAAACAGAAACCCAGCAAACATTCGTAAATGGATTGCTCGGTTTTATTACTTTAGGCATTTATACTCCGCTGGAAGCGCGTGTGTATTGCTCACAATAATTGCATGAGTTGCCCATCGATATGGGCAGCTCTATCTGCACTGCTCATTAATATACTTCTGGGTTCCTTCCAGTTGTTTTTGCATAGTGATCAGCCTCTCTCTGAGGGTGAAATAATCCCGTTCAGCGGTGTCTGCCAGTCGGGGGGAGGCTGCATTATCCACGCCGGAGGCGGTGGTGGCTTCACGCACTGACTGACAGACTGCTTTGATGTGCAACCGACGACGACCAGCGGCAACATCATCACGCAGAGCATCATTTTCAGCTTTCGCATCAGCTAACTCCTTCGTGTATTTTGCATCGAGCGCAGCAACATCACGCTGACGCATCTGTATGTCAGTAATTGCCGCGTTCGCCAGCGTCAGTTCTCTGGCATTTTTGTCGCGCTGGGCTTTGTAGGTAATCGCGTTATCGCGGTAATGATTAACCGCCCATGAAAGGCAGACGATGACGCAGATAACCAGAGCGGAGATAATCGCGGTTACTCTGTTCATTGCTGGCCCCACAAACAGATTTCACGCTCAATCTCACGACGAGTCATGAGACCTTTCCATTGCTTACCGCCAGCATATGTCCAGCGACGTAGCTGATCACATGCGCCTTTGATATCGCCCTGGTTTATTTTGCGAAGAAGCGTCGACGTTCTGAAATTGCCAGCACCCACGTTGTAAACGAATGAGTAAAGAGCGCCGCGCGTTGTTTCCGGTATATCGACTTTGATGTACGGGTTAATTTGTCTGGCGACAGTGGCAAGGTCTTTATTCAAGAGTGCTTTGCATTCTGCTTTGGTATACGTTTTACCGAGCATGATGTCTTTTCCTGTATGCCCGTGACATACAGTCCATACACCAACAATATCTTTGTATGGTATGTAGCTGACACCTTCCAGACCATCGTTACCACTTGGGCCAGTGATTAACACTGATGCTATAGCAATTGCTCCGCCACCAATAGCAGCAGCAACGGCTTTTCGTAATGATGGAGGCATTATTCACCTCTCGCAGCCTTGCGCTTATCTTCTTTAATCTTGAAATAAAGGTTTGTCAGGTACGTCAGCAGGCCAAATACCAGGCTACCCAGCACACCTATTGCTGCCCACTGTGAGGGCGTGACTTTATCGAGCAGCTGTAAAAACCAGTAGCCAGCACTGCCTGCGGAGGTGCCGTAGGCAATGCCCGTTGTTAACTTATCCATGGATTTCATAGCCTCACCTCCGCAAATAACGGATGGTGTACACGGTTCGGAACGAAGAGGAAAGGTATAGAAGTTACATTAGCGTAAGGCTTGAACATCTATTCAAAAAGAAAAACGCCAGCGATTATTCTGGCGTAGCTGAAAGCATCATACAATTATCAAATACGAAAAATACAAAATCATTAAAACGCATCACGTTACATCATGTCTTTTTCTAAAAAAAATCTTGATAAATATTGATGGGGAGGAACACCAAAATATCTTCTGAAAACACTTACAAAATATGACGTGTTTTCATAACCGCATATCTCAGCAACTTTTCCAACAGAATATAAATTGTAGCTTAATAACCTTTCCGCCATCACCATTCGCTCTTCAAGAATTAATTTACTAAATGATAAGCCTTCGTGCTTTAATTTTCTTTTTAACAGACTTTCACTCAGATACAGTCTTGAAGATATATCACAAAGTCTCCATGCTGCAGATATATCCGTGTGAATAATAGCCTTAACTTTACTTCCTAAACTATTAAGACATCCAAATAAAAACTTTGCACTATTTTCTCTGAAGATAAGATAGCAAGACATGCAAGTGATATTTGATTTCTAACAAAATCCACAGTTCTGCCATCACAATTCAAGCATGCAATCAAGTTCTTTAACAATGAAAAATCTTCACATTCCACCATCAAGTATGCCGGATAAAACCTTCTTACAGAAAAAGGTGAGAGTGTGTTGCTTTTAAAGAAATCATTAACTGTTTTCTCTTCAACATCTACGATCATTACATGATCTATATTTGATGAAAAAAATCTTTTAAATTGTAATCAATGAGAACAGCACTTCCTTTTTTAAACAAAATATCTTCTTTACCAATTCGGACATCAAACGAGTTCAACACCAAAATGATAGAACATATGTATGGCATATTATCCACCTGATATCATTGGGGTTACACCAGGTAAGTATAGGTGGAAAATCAATATTCGCCAGTTCAACAATAAGGAAAATCTCATTGCATCACAAGTATAAAATTATGTATTTAACTCACAAAGACAAATTATTAAACCAATCTGTTATATTATATATAGCTGCGTGGAATCATAATATTATATATTTTGACTGGCATGTTTACCAACTTTAAGTTGCATCTCAATGGTTTCTTCAGCGTAAACAGAGTTTTTATACAAACTGACACTCTGGGTATCATAGTGTAGTTTTTACGATTGTAAATATCCTGCATGCAGGAACTCATCCTTTTGGATGATATCGCATACAATTAATTTACCATCAGTCTTAGAGCCAGTTCGTCCGGATAGGGATCGAAGTAATTCTGTGTAAGCAAGTAGTCATTAGGATACTCACCCAGATAATGCTTCAGCAGAGTCAACGGCGCAAGAAGAGGTAATGTGCCAGAACGATAGTTAAGTATAACCTCGCTCAACTCTTTACGCTGGCGTGTACTTAAGTAGTTACTAAAATACCCCTGTATATGCATCAGCACATTCGTGTGATTTTTACGTGATGCAGGTTTTCTGAGAATCGCCATCAGCTTATCACGATACACCTCAAAGTATGATTCAAGGTCCGCCCACTCGTGTATTGCAGCCACAAATGGTCCCATATCTTTATAGCCTGCCTGACTATGCGCCAACAACTGAAGCTTATAACGACTATGAAAAGCTAATAACTCTCTTCTTGATAATTTCTCCTTGTAAAGGTGATTGAGCTCATGCAAAGCAAAAACTCTTTCAACAAAATTCTCACGAAGCACTGGATCATGTAATCGCCCATCCTCTTCAATCGGTAGCCAGGAAAACTTTTCCATCAAAGTGCTCGTAAATAGTCCCACTCCATCTTTACGACCTCGATTACCATTTTCATCATAGACACGCACGCGCTCCATGCCACAGCTGGGAGATTTAGCACAAACCACAAACCCCGATACATCCTTTAATTTGTCCATATAAGAACGACTAAACTCTGTCATTCTCTCTGTCACATCCTCATTCTGGTCGTGGCTGAAACACATCCGTATATTTCCTTGCGTCGAGCGCACAAGACGTAGAGCAGGACGCGGAACTGGCAGCCCTATAGCCATTTCCGGACATACTGGTCTGAATGTTACCCATTCCACTAATTTGTCCATTAAAAAGTCAGCTCTTTTGTGACCACCATCAAAACGAACAGCAGAACCGGCCAAACAACCGCTGATTCCAATCACAGGTTTTTTTATCATATTCTCCCCTTGACTAATTCATTAACACATAAACTGTGTAGTGCACGGAATAAATTGCCTTTCTGGCGTCATCACTGACAATTTTTCTGTTATGGACTATTCCTAATATAGTATGAAAGTTCTTTAAGTGATCGGTCGTAATCATCTATCTTTCATACTTACTCTCAACTATCAAAAGTACAGGATTTATTATGAAGTTATGGCCTGTGTTGACTGGCATTGCACTCTCTTTCACTCTTATAGCATGTAAGGCCCCGACACCACCTAAAGGTGTGCAGCCGATTACAAATTTTGACGCCAACCGCTACCTCGGAAAATGGTATGAAATAGCTCGCCTCGAGAACCGGTTCGAACGTGGTCTGGAACAGGTCAGCGCTACTTATGGAAAACGGAACGACGGAGGGATTCGTGTACTTAACCGTGGATACGATCCAACGAAAAATAAATGGAGCGAGAGCGAAGGTAAAGCATACTTTACTGGAGATACTAAAACTGCAGCGTTGAAGGTTTCGTTTTTTGGCCCCTTCTATGGTTGAAGTGGTCAACAAAAACTGGCCACCGAGTTAGAGTTTTTTCCAGTATCGATTTTCCGATTCGTTTGGTGGTAACCCACCATTATATTCGTGCG